TACGGATGCTGCATAAAATTATAAAATAGCGGTGTTACCTAGTTTGGCATACAATATATAGATATATTCAAGGAATAACTCGTTACTTAGTTTGACAATCGCCTGCACTCTTAATATAATACGTACATGGTTAAAAAAAATGTACAATATATGCGTGATTATAGGAAACGACAGTTACGTGAAGACCCTGTAGCTTACAAACTAAAGTCTATGGTTCGTAGGGCAAGGGCTAGGGCGTTAAAGAAGGGAGTACCATGTACTCTTGTATGGGAAGAATTGATACCTTTGGTTAAAGAGAGGTGTCCTTACTTCACTGAGATTAAATTAGATTGGAATAATAAGAAGAAAGGCATTACTAAAGAGTCTCCTACCTTAGATAGGATTGTACCAGAGAAAGGGTATGTAGATGGTAATGTAGAAATTATAAGTTCTAAAGCTAATAACATTAAATCTATAGGTACATCTGTAGATTTATATAGAGTAGCAGATAGACTCTATGAACATGAAAGAAGTAAGGTAGATATTCAACTAGGTGAATCACTTAGTGACATGAGGTATCGCCTGCATGGGTAATAAGTATATACTAAGTAGGGACTATGTACTAATTAGATATATAACTAGTATATATATATAGCCCCCCCAAGGGGGATAACGTAGTTATAACACATAATATTCAATCTGTCAAGCTACAAGGAGAAAAAAGATGAAAAAAACATACATACACGTAAATATGCACAAGATTAGAGCTAATAAAAAACATGGGACAAACGAGCCTGTACTTACAGTTAAGCAAGGTAGAAAAAATACTTATGGACATAGCGTAGAAATACTAGGACCAAGTAAGGTTATTTATGGCGGCAATGACAAACCTTTGCTCCCTTGTGGGGCAAGGGTAGTTATTGAAACAGAAGCAGAAACAATAATAAAAGGAGATGAATAATGAAGAAGTGGACTGGGTGTGATGAAGCTATTGTAGGACTAGGTCACAGATGTGGCTGTGATACTGTAGTTGTATATGATTACGATAAGTTAGTAGATGTATTTATACAACAAGGTATGGAAGAAGAAGAGTCTATTGAGTGGATAGATTTCAATATACTAGGTGCATGGATAGGCGAAGACACTCCTATAGTACTAATGGAGAACCACGGTGAAAACTAAGTATAAGACATGGGAGAAGATTGTTGCTAGGGCAATAGAGTATCCTATAGGCGAAAGTGATGATGATACACCTAGAACGGCTGTGCTAAGACAGAAGCATGCCAAGATAGGATTCTATATGCGTATAATAGAAAGATTTGTAACGTGGATGACATGTTTCTTTATTGTAGCAGGGGTGATAAGGCACTGGTAATGGATATAAAAACATTAGACGAACTAATGGAAATAGCTTGGGACTTACCTGATAATGAAAGAGATGAGGTAGTACGTACTCTTAAACGTAGTGCAAGAGATAAAAAACTTGACAAATCAGTAAATTCAGGTATGTATGTAAACCTATTAGAGAAATTTTATTACTCCCTAATTCATGGAAACGAGGAGACACCCACAGCAATTAGTTTGCCACACAGTTCCGTATTCTACATTAGGGCGGTAATAGAAGAAGATAAAGAGTTTATAGATAAGATTGGATACACACCCAGTCTCGCAGAAGTAGAGAGGGCTATGTATCTAGAAGGTATGCTACCGTGGGGGGAATATAGTGTACCTAATTGGTTTGCCAGGAAACATGCGTTTCGTAAAGATAAGAAATAGAATGTCCCTCTAAAGCATCTTGTATCCTTTTTTCCGAGGAGATCGTGGTACAGATTGATTCTTTACAGCATGTAGGCACGGGGGTATGAGTATATCTTGTACCCCCCATTATAATAGGAAAATAATATGAGTAAAAAAACATCAACCGAAACTATGTTAAAAGGTCTTGACGAAGGAAAGTTTCAATTTAAAAAAAAGAAACCACCTTCTGTAGTAAAAAAATTAGTTAAAGGCGCAGTTAAAAAGTTACCTTATATAGGAGCTGTAGTAACAGCAGGATTAGCAGTTAATCAATTATATGAAACTATTAAGTCTGAAAAAAACAGAAGAAAAAAGAAAGAAGTAATAGATTCTCCGTCAGGAGCAGGAAGTCTATTTGAAAATAGTAAGACTAAACCTTAAATGAAGGAAATGTTATCAGATTTTATAAAGGTTATGGTATGTATACTAGGAGCAACTAGTTTATATACAGGTCTTGTAAGTTTAATAGAAGATAATGTAGGATTATTTTTTGTAGCACTACCATTTAACATTATGTTCATATGGTGGTATAGTAGTAAGATGAGGAGATACAATGCCGAGAAAAGCATCTAAGCCAATACGAAAGACTACAAAAGGCAAAGGGGCTAACTATAGACCTACTAAGTCTGGAGCAGGCATGACTAAGAAAGGGGTAGCTGCATATCGTAAAGCTAATCCTGGTTCTAAGTTAAAGACAGCAGTTACTGGCAAAGTAAAGAAAGGCAGTAAAGCTGCGAAGAGAAGGAAGTCGTATTGTGCTAGATCAGCAGGACAACTAAAAAGGAGTTCAGCTAAAACTAGAAATGATCCTAACTCTCGTATTAGACAAGCAAGAAGAAGGTGGAAGTGTTAAATGACTAAACTAGAAAATAAAGCTTTTGAAAAACATATTTTAAAGCATGGATTATTAGAACCAGGTGACGGAACATATGATTCTGCTAGTGCATCTAGAGATTATAATAAAAATAAAAGCCCAGATCTTTTTGAAGCTAAAAAAATAAAAGATAAAAAAACTCTTAGAGAAAAAGCAAAAATTAGACAGGGTAGAGGTTAGGGAATGGCTGCTAAGAAAAAGAAAACAACTAAGAAGAAAGGTGCTACACCTAGTAATCCTGGGTTATACTCAAGGGTAAAAGCAGCAGCTAAAAAGAAATTTAAAGTGTACCCATCAGCGTATGCTAACGGATGGTTAGTTAGAGAATATAAGAAACGTGGTGGTGGATACAAGTAATGGCTAAACCAACAGGAGGACTAACAGCCTGGTTTGGTAAAGGACCTAAAGGAGATTGGGTTGACATAGGTGCACCCAAGAAGAAAGGTAAGCTCCAACCTTGCGGCAGAAAATCTGCAAGTAAAAGTAAAAGATCTTATCCTAAGTGTGTACCAAGGTCTAAAGCTAAGAGTATGACTAAGGCACAAAAGAAAAGTGCTGTGACTAGAAAAAGATCTAAGTCTCAAGGAGTAGGCGGTAAACCTACTAATGTAAAGACTATAGTAAAGAAAAAGAAAACTACTAGAAGGAAGAAAAAGTAATGAAGAAAGTACCATCAGGAAATAAAGGTCTTGGTAAATTACCATCATCTGTAAGAAACAAAATGGGCTACATGAAAAAAGGTGGCACAATAGCGTCAAAGAAAGCTAAGGGCATGAATAAGGGCGGTGTCCTTAAAAAAGCTAAAGGTATGAAAAAAGGAGGAGTACTTAAAGCTAAAGGCATGAAAAAAGGTGGCGTTGTAAAAACGGCTAAAGGAAAGAAAAGGGGTGGGGCAAGGACTAAGAAATAGTTCATGCGAAACCTTATATCAAACATACCCTACTTTAAAGTATGGGTAAGAAGAGAGTTTACAGCTAATCACCAAGACTACCACGGTGAGTTTCTACACGGATTAGCAATAGCTGTAAATTGTATACCAGATAGATCACTATCTTTTCAGATTGTATTTACTGGTTGTGAAAACGAATTAGATGAGCCTAATGTGCACGGTGGTGCTATGTGGGCTCGGATGCCAATACAAGCTTTGGTTGCTGATATACCCCTAGAAGAATGGGGTGAGAGAATGGAAAACCATTTATGTCAGCCTTGGGACTGTATGTCTAGGGAACATGAAGTAGTAGTTTTAGATAGAACATCTTCTTCACCTTGGTATGCTAAGATAGACGGAGAGTTTTACTTAGCTAAATATATCTTCACAGTAGATTATACTAATGATGATATAGCTGATAGCCCAGACCAACATAAACAAAGTCATGTATTATATTTGACTGAAGGTAAATGGAAAGGAAATATAGTAGCATTACCTAATAATAGAGTAAGAGTTACTAATCCTGCATTATGGGTTACAGGAGAAGGAGCACCTGATTTTGCTCCGAGTCAATGGACTCATAGTAGTGAAGAGCATGAAAGTTATACAGATCCACATATAACTTTTAATAATTTATACGAGGACTAGTATGCCTAGAAACTATAAAAAGGAATATAAAAATTATCAAGGCACTACTACGCAGAAGAAAAGAAGAGCGTCACGTAATACTGCACGTAATAGAGCATTAGCTAAAGGTACAGTTAAAAAAGGTGACAACAAAGACATCGACCATAAAGACGGTAACCCTAGGAACAATAAGAAAAGTAATCTTAGAGCTATTTCAAAAAGTAAGAATAGGTCGTTTCCTCGCACTAAAACTGCAGGAAAAAAAATTAAAAGGAGAAAGAGATGAAGAATTTAATAATTGTATGTGTATTAAGTTTATCTTTAATAGGTTGTGCAGCGTCACAAATATCTTTAACAGCGTCTGCACCAAAAGGTAAAGACTTAGATATTACTATTAAGACTAAAGAAACTAGTGAATAATTATGGCAGAAAAAAAAGTAGATTCACCTAAAGGTAAAAAATGCGTGTTCGGACTTATGGTCTTGACAAAAAATAAAAAGACTAGTAAGAAGAAAAAGAAAAAGAAATAGAAAGTACGAGGGTATTAAGGAGTTAACATGGCTGAAGCAAAAGCAAAAGAAGAAATAACTAAAGTTAAATTTGAAAAGAAAGCAAAGGTTTCTAAAGTTATACCTAAAAAAGAAATAGCTATGACTAAAGACTATAATAAATACGGTTTGTATTTAGGTATAGGTCTTGTAGCATTAGTTATTCTTTCTAGTATATTAGGAAGTTAAAGATGCAAGGAGGGTTGTTAGTAACATCACCTGTAGCATTGGCTAATACCAATAGAACTACAATATATACTACGCCCTCCAACCATCGGTCTATTGTAAAACAAATTATGGTAGGTAATGTCGATGCAAGTAATGCAGCAACTGTTAAAATAGAATTGTATGACGCTTCTTCTACAACTCATTTTGCTCTTACAGGAGCAACCAGTGTAGCTGCTGATGGCTATCTCTGGTTAAACGATATTATTATAGGATTAGAAGCAGGTGATCTTATATCTGCTACAGCAGGTTCAGCTAATGATTTAACTGTTACAACTGTAGTAGAACAAATAGTAATAGGAGGGTAGTTTGACTCCCAAACAAAAAATTTTTATAAATGCTTTATTTGCAGAAGCTCAAGGAAATTATAGAGCAGCTATGGATATTGCAGAGTATTCTAAAAACACATCTATTAATGATGTACTAAAAGGATGTGAAGAAGAAATTATATCATCGTCTAAAAATTTTCTTGCAGCTAATGCACCAAAAGCAGCAATGGCTATAGTAGGTGTTATTGATGATCCTGTAGAAATGGGAACACGAGATAGACTAGCTGCAGCAAAAGATGTACTAGATAGAATAGGTGTTAGTAAAACAGATAAGATTGAAGTCAAAGCTCCTCAAGGTATTTTTATATTACCTAGAAAAAATGATGATGAAGATGTAGATGACGGAACAAACGAATAAATACAAAAGAAGAACTTCTTCCACTATACCGTTTGGTTGGGTACTAGTAGAAGGCTCAAAAGATTTACTAGAAATAGTTCCAGAAGAAATAGAACTACTAGATAAAGCTAAAGAATATTTAAAAGGATCAAGCTATAGAGAAGTAGCTAAATGGTTATCAAGCAGAAGCGGAAAATACATATCTCATGTATCGTTATATAGAATAACTAAAAAGGATTTAAGTGAAAAAAGAAGAAGAGCAGCTAAACTTAGATGGGAACGTGCCAAAGCCAAGGCAAGGACAGAAACGCAAGAAGATCTCATCGCAGAAGCAGAAACTTACCGTAGCAAAAAAAGCCAAGAAAGCAGCTAAAATTAAATTAGCTTATGCAGAAAAAAAAATAGAAGCGGTAGAAGAAGAGCTTAGAGAAGAAAGACCTATAATATTTAGACCTAATGAAGGTCCGCAAACAGAGTTTTTAGCAGCAAGTGAAAGAGAAGTTTTATATGGTGGTGCAGCAGGCGGTGGTAAGTCCTACGCATTACTAGCAGATGTATTAAGGTATTGTGGTAATGGTAATCACTCTGCT